TTGCGCCATTCTTCAGCCATCTCGCTGTCTTTAATAGACACTAGGTTCTTGAGTCCTGGATGATTATCATCACCTCTTATAGCCATTGTGTATTCTCCTCCACTAAGTGGCCTACTTTATCTCTCCACGAGACATTATCATCAGTTAACCTATGTTGGTGTGTTCTATAGGCTTCAAATGCGATTGCAAGAGCCATAACAGTATCATCATAGTTTCCTGGGAGGGCATTAGTTGACCCGTTTTCTGCTGAGACATAAGTTCTTAACTCCCCTAGCATAACATCTGAGGGAATCCATACGTCTTCTTCCTCAATTGCCCGTTTAAGGTTTCCTATTACCATAGGTTTTGTAGAAACAGTAGTCCTGAAGCCAGGTTTTCCACCCTCTTCATTGAGAAGATTAGCAGCCTTAGTCTGATAGTATAGGTTTACATAGTTCATCTGCTTAAGTCGATTAAGCGTAGCAATACCTAGACTATTACTCTCTACCGCTAGTAAGGCATTGTTGTAGTATCTACCCAAATAGAATAGAATATCACCAAAGTTACTAGGATCCGTGAAGTTATCTCTAAATAGTGCACAGACCCGTCTCTCCTTATCAAGAATAACTGCTGTACTGTAGTCTTGACCTACGCCAAGTGCTACATCAGCACCAATAATAAACCTACCTTCGAATGAAGGGGGTACCCATATTTCCAAGTGTCCTTCTTTAGCATCCTCGAAGTAACTACTCTTCTCGTCGAACTCTCTAATATAGTCAGGAGCAATGACCTGTATACTGTTAATAACCTCTTGGTCAAAAACACTGTTACCTGAGACAAGAAAAGCCTCTTCAGGACTAGCAGGATACTCTTGACGGAACTTTCGCTCCCCTGACTCTGCTATCTTTAGCCTTCTCCAGTAGAGCTGGTCGTTATCTAGTTCATACTTCTCTACTAGATCCCATTCTCCTACTGTTAACTCTAGGTCTTCTGGTGCTTTCCTACGATATTCATCTGTAATAAACCAAGGTAGGAAAATGGGAATGTATTCATTCTCACCTTTCATAGCCCCCTGGTATAACCGATAGAACTCTCCACTGGCACCATTAGCTGTACTTTCCAGTAGTACCTCAGTACCGTCTTCCTGAGAGATTCCCTGGAAGAGTCCTGCGAGTATCTGCTCGTCAAACTGCCAAAAGCCTACCTCGGATAGATGAGCGATAGTTGGGGTAGTTCCTCGTCCTGCTTCTTTAGCACCCGCTGTGTAGAGCCTGTAACCACTTTTGTTATGTTCGAATAAGATCTCCTTAGCATTAGACTTGTTTAGCGCGGGTGGCTCCTCCATGTTATCGATAATATTACGAGACATATTGAAAAGAGCATCACTGGTAGCGCTATCATGCGCCATCACAACTGACCTGGTGTAAGGAGTGAAAAATGTCTTCCAGAATACTCTAGCAGCGCAGTAAGTACTGATACCTTGCTGACGTGCCTTTAGAATAATTGCGCGTACCTTTCCGGTAGCCTCTAGCTGTTCTTCAATTTTTTTATTTACGATAGACTGAGCCTCGTTAAACTCAAACGGAACGAAGCCTTGTGAAGCATTCTTTGTAATAATCCTAATTTGTTCTTTTGAAAAGAGGGCGAAATCTTTTTCGTATGCCCCTAGCTTTTCTCTACGTTTGGCTTCTTTGAGAAGTTCCAGTTTACGTTTATTGTTCATTTAGTTGTCCTCTAAATATCTCCTATAAGGGGGTGTTTAGGTACAAAGTGGTACTAATGGTTTTTCTTTGTGTCTAAAAAAGATGTGAGTGTGATTTGGGTTCCCCCGTCTGCTTTCGGGTCCCCCTGTTTTCTTTTTGTTTCCTCCCACTGGCGTCCGTGTGTTCTCCCTTCACACGGGCGTCCTTTTTTTTTTTTTGAAAGGAGGACTGTGTGGTTACAATAGAAATGGTTAATGGTCAAGGCCAGATTAAATTCTTTACTGTTACGCTAGAGGACGAAAAGTCCTTTATTGAACAAATGGGAAAACAAGGTTGGCTTGTACTTGGTTGGAATTATGATGAGGAGAAGAATAAATGTACTTAGATAAAGAGTTCCAAATAAAGCTTGCAAATGTAATGCTACATACTTCACTGCTTGCCTATTCAACTGCAGAAGACATTGAAGAAGATTACCCTGAAAGGGCTGAACAGCTAAAAGATATTAACGAACTTTGCGGTCAACTCTTTAATATCTTTAATCCAAAAGAAGGAATTAAACTTGAAGTAGAGTTAGGAGAATAATGATGACTAAACAAGAGATGCAAACTACAATCGATGAACTAAACGATAAACTCTCTAATCAATCTAAAATAATTGCGGAGTTAGCAACACATGCCCAAGAAATTGAAACGTACCAAGAAATACAAGAATTAGCGGATAAGAAAATTGAAAGTCTAGAAGAGGAGCTAACTCATTACAAGGAACAAAATGATAGCCTATTCAAAATCATCAGTAGATTAGAAGACAAAATAGAAACCTACAAAGAAGTAGTGGTGGTGCTGAAAAATGCATAAAGTTATGATCAAGAATGTTGTTTTAAAATGGGATAACACTAGGAAAGAAGGGGTATACGGAGGTTACTCAATACAAATTGAATTTGATGGAGATCGATACGAAGAACTCTTTAGACTTGGAAGAGCAAAACTACATAATGGCAAATGGGTAATGAACTTACGTAGCCAAAAGCCAATTAAAGTGTTAGACTGCGAATTAGAAGAACTAACAAATGAAATAATAATTGGTAATGGTTCAATCGGTAATATAATGTTAGCAGTGCCTGACGAACCAATATACTTTAAAGGTCAAGAAATAAGAAAAGGTATTCCAATGATAATTCAGGTTGTAGAGTATACGGACTACTTCACAGGAGATTTCTAAATGAAACTAACCATTGATCCAATTCTAAACGAAAACCTAAGGCGTGTACTAGGTTTAAAGAAAGACGCTGGCTACTTTGAAATACAAGGTAGAAAGTTCGAAAGCTACATCAGTGAAGGCTTCACTAAGAATATGTATGCTAAAGGTTCGTTTAAAGACAAACGAAAATACATCTTCAAACACAATGTAACCGACGAAATCTTTGTTGGAACAATGAAGACAATCGCTAAGATAAGCTTAGAAAATGGTTGGCATCAAGGCTCATGGTGTGGAACTCAACTTGTTAAGCGATTAGGTTCTCAACGTTCACTTTTAACGTTTCTAGGCGAAATAAAAAGTGAGTAGCGCTTAAGGTAGTCTCGAAAGGGACTATCTTTGGAGACACTCATGTCTCAATTTGTCATAACCATAGGAGATAAATATGACACAGACAATCATCCGTAACGTATCCGTTAACTTTGCTAAGGTATACAAGGCAGAGGCAAATCAGTTCGGTGCCGAACAATTCGACATTCAGTTAGAGTTTGGTAAGGAACGTATTGATGAGCTTAAGGGCTACGGGAAGATCCGTCAATTACCTAACGGTAACTTTGCCATGAACATTGCTCGTCCTTCTAAGAACAAAGAAGGTAAGCAGAATACTATCCGTGTAGTGGATATGGCTAAAGAACCATTTGATAAGCCGATTGGTAATGGATCAACAGCTAATCTTATTGTCTTTACCTATGCCTCACCACGAGCGTATAATGGTACTAAGACTATTCTAATGGCTGTTCAGATTGTTAATCACATTCCATACGAGCCAACTACTTCAGTTGACTTTGATATCATTGGAGATGTTGTTGTTACTAACGAAGTAACAGACTTCTAAGCAATTCACCTTCTGGGTAGCACTCTAAGGGGTGCTATCCTAAAGGATAATTGTATCCTAACTAGCCACAAGGAGTGTATTATGTGGAATGGACAAGCAACGACTGCTCTTAAAGAATGGGCAGAAAAAGAAGCCAACAAGATACGTGTTGAAGCGAACAAGAAGCGTATCGAACAGTACTCGAAAGGAACAAAGTAATGAACATTCGTAATCTTAACATTAAGGATGCATCTTCAGCTGCATTGGAGGCACTTATGCAAGACATCTCAGTAGAACTACAAGAACGTGAACTTAGAGTAAACTGTGAGGATGCTCTAAATCATCATCTTTCTGTAGGAGAACTCCCAGAAGACTCTAAGATGCCATACATAGCGTACCTTGAGTCACGTTCTGATCTTCCACTAGCAAAGATACTACTAGACGAATGGGAAGACGAACAAGCACAAGATGAAAGAGCACTCTCAATGCGCACTACGGGGGCATAAATGGAACTCGTAGTACTCACTATCGTATGTATCTTCCTATTCCTCTTCTTCTATGAGGGGTTCTTTGGCAAGTAACACTCGGAGGACATTCCAAGCTCGCTTCGCTCGGCGGTAAAGAGTGTAGACTTGGAAACCACTCCGCGTGACCGCTATAAGTACTATTGGGGATACACTCTGAATGACCCCGAAGTGTCATAAAAAGTGACATTCGTCATAAAAAGTGACATTATCGGGTAATACTCTAAGTTTACGTGGAGTAAACTGCTGGGTGGTGTGTCCTTATGTGTGTAAATGTGAACCGAAAGGATACCCAAAGTGTACAATAAGGATTGTCAATGGTGGCTTAGCTGGCTACTCAAAGTAACACTCACAACGTCCATCCCATTACTCTTATTACTACTATTGTTCTAGAAAGGAACACTGCTATGATCGTATCATGGAAAAATATAAAGACTAATGAAGTAAAAGTAAACGTACAACGTAGGGAGGTCTACGAAGAAACCTTCTCTATAGAGTTCCTATTCGACGCTCTATCAGACGCTAGCTGGCTCATTGAAGAACACGACAGAGACAGCGTTACGCTCTCTACTAGAGACACTGCAGCTATTCGTCATGCACTCGAAGTCATGGAGTACACTGAGAGTGACACTATTACTGTATCGCTCAATGGTGACCGTGTTGAAGCTGAGGTCTCCATTATTAACGAACAAAGCAGAATGTTGTTCTACCTAGACCTTGAAGTGTACGACATGGAGCTTCTCGAAGACGAAACTACTATGGAGTTGCTATAGTAAACTGATGTTTCTTCTAAAAAACACCCTTATAGGGGGGTGGATTACTATACTATAGGTATCCTTAAGGGATACTAAGGGAAGCTTCGTTAGAAGCTAACTCAGCTAAAGAAAGGAAAGCCTAGCATGACTAAAAGAACACCTGCAATGTATCACTTCTATAAGAACAAGATAGAAGAAGCAATAAGAACTAACTCTTGGGGTCACTACGATGAGATAGTCGAGGATCTACCCGAAGATATCCGTAAGGCTTTAGTACTCTCAGGGGTACTAGATGAGTCCGTAGAGGAAAGCAGAGAAGAACAAACAGAGTTCATTATTGAGGATACACAATACGTCTTCATTTCTGCTTATAGTGAAGAGGAAGCCTTAGCGTTACATAATGAGGGCTTCTATACAAAGATCTTAACAGCTGAACCAAGGATACTACCACGATGAATGAAGCACTGTTAAGACTACAAATGAGTACAGATACTAAGCTAGACTTAAGAAAGGATAGAGAATGATGACTAAAAGAACAGTAATTACACATGACCTAGTAACTGAAATAATGACTGCTAGAAACAGCAATGATGTTAGATGCTATATAACACCTAGCGCTGCATGGATCTATAACAGCCCACGTAGTCTAGTCAAGCTTGTCGTTCTTAATAGTCCAGGCATGACTAATAAGGTTATCTACTACGATGATACTAGTAAGAACTTTTATAAACATGCTGAACGTATCTTAAGGTTAACCGCATGATAGAAGTAACTGATTATCAAGAAATGAAAGATGGTTCTGCAGTAGTAGAGCTATCTCTCAGTGAAGAAGCAATACAGTTACTGGTCAAGGAAGGACTTATAGCTGTACTGGAGAGGACACTCGATGAGACA